TCGTTTGTGTAAATTTATCAGAACTACTTTCTGGATTAACAAGGGGAGTCGTCGAGGTAGAAGAATCGGAATCTGAAGAATCCGTATCCGAAGACTCAGAAGAATCCGAAGACTCAGAAGAATCCGTATCCGAAGATTCCGAATCACTCTCTAATTCTGCACACAATAAAGCGAGGGTATTTTTAATGTGAGTATTATCAACTGTAACGCGAACGATCTCTTTATTTAGGGTATTATATAGTAGAACAAAAAACATATTATTAACTGTAAAAATAAAAAATAGATATAGATAGAACATCATACTAACTGATTCGATTTGGGTAGATTCCATTTTATATGTATCATAGATAAACTTTAAATATATAATTTATTAGTAATGTTTTCTCATTAATTAAATAGGGTTAGATACCCTTCTTGGGAAGTTTTTAGCACCTCTCGAATACTCTCAAAATAGGGTTCATCCAACGCCTTACGCATGGTTTGTTCTGGTGTAATGGCTTTACCTGTTACTGACACCACCTTTCCACCTATAACAATCTCTTCAGTCGTTTCATCCATTTGTTCGCCATATAGAACGTATTTAATATTACTTACACCACATCCACTGAGGAGTTGGACGTTTGGAAAGGATTTATGAACTTGAACACTATTCTTGTTCGAAGCTAGATTCCAATAAACAATTTGTGGAGGACCTTTATAGCCAGCTTCGAGCCACATCTCCACAACACGTTCATGGGTACTCTGATGAGCTACATCTATTTGTGTATCAAAATGACCATCTGAAAATATAATTAGAACTGGAATGTCTTCATGTTTAATCTTTTTTAGTTTACAAAGATCAAGAAGACACGTATGGATTCCTAAATAATTCGTAGAATATCCAACATGACTTCGAATCGTTTCTAGACGGTCATACAATTCCATTGATTTGTTCTTCGTCCGAAGTTCCAAAATTGAAGGGATATCTGAAAATGACATAGCGAGATCTTTAAAATTCTCATTTGCTATTTCTGAAATAAAAGCGGTTAGTGCAACAGCGATATCGATAGGACGTTCCTTATTTTCTCCACGCTGTTCCATCGACCCTGATGTATCAGCACAACAGAGAATATTCCCACTCGAGATTGGCGATTGAAGGTTTTTCTGAATCGAACTTGTCATTCGTTCTTTCGTATACTCGATAAGGGATTCCCAGAGTTTAATATTGACTATTTTTTGTTGTTGGGAAACATGTTGGTAAATATTTCCAATAATTTGATGTGGAAACAATTGTGAACAGTTAATTGTTGAGGCTTTGGAAATATAGTCGATAAGATTTTGTCTACAGTCAATACGATCTTTATCCAAAGGAAAGCGATCTCCTGTTGTCTCATATTGTTCCTCCATTTTTTCTGGTTTAAGTTTTTCATTCAGTAGAGCCTTCGTTTTGAGTTTAAAACACATCGAAGGAACATTCTTAAAATTAATTTCGGACCATTTATTCGAACAAAACTTATTTTCTGGCACTTTAAGGATGACATTTAGTTTTACATTATCTTTCCTCCAAGACTTTTTAGCTCCATAGGGAATCTTTTGATAAATGGGAAAGCCTTTTATACTTCCATTCACATGGAACTTTAGTGTATGACGAATAATGAAATCGACCAACCCACATTTGACATAATCCTCCTCATGTTTAATATACCAGAAACATTTTTTATCAAAAGAGGAGTTTTCCCTTACACAATATTTCCCTATGTAAGAAATTTTAAGAGTCGTGTCCTTTTTCGTATTCAAAAAGGAATTAAATTGTACCTCATTCAAATTTGTAATTGTATTTACTCCAAAGGTTGAATAAACCGCATCCAAATCTTCACCCCTCTGGTTAATAATGGTATTCCTAAAGGTTGTAATTAGAGGATTATATTTGGCATATTTTTCTTCAATCGATAGATCCATCAAATTAATTTTTTCCCAGATTAGATAAATATCTTTCCAGTAACCAAACATAAACATATCTCTTTTAGTTACAAGTGAAAGAATCGTTTGTGGATAATAGTTATACAGTTCTAGAATGTATTCATAATAAATATTTTTTAAACCTTCGCCATCAGACAATTGTTCGCCATTAATATATTTACTGGTCGAACGTTTATGGAATGCAAGAATAAAGATATCATGAATCGCCTCCGACTTTTCTGAATCAGATGAGAGATACTGGATCTCGTGTAGCATTTGTTTTACCTTCTCGTGAACGGTTTTAGACTCTGTATCCTTTAGAATATTTACAAAACTATCAAGGATACTATTTCCTGAGGTTTTCATCTCTAACGCTCCATTTTCCCCAGTTGTGTACCGAGTAAACGCTCTCATTTCACTGGCAAAGGTAGACATGATTATGTGTAGTATAAGTATGTTATTATATTTAAATCAATTTAATTATTAATAAGTATAAAAAGGATTAGGTATATTTGCCGAGTAATACAATTTTTAAATCAGCCACATTATTCCTTACTCTGAATCGTAATCGATCATATCCAAAGTTAAGTAATGGTTCAAAGATAAATCCACCACTTGTGTCAGTAACGATCAGGTGATGTGTTGGATGTGGCCAGTAACCATCCGGATTACCAGTACCAATTCCAATAGCTCCTTGTCTAATTTCTATTTCTATAACTACATCAGGTCCGAAATATACAGGCGTACCAGTAGTGAAAAGAGCGGCCTCATTATGTGTGTGTCCGACTAGTTGGATTGTCGAGGCAAAACCTATATCCAACGTAGTCCAACCACTTGGTGTAGCTGACTGAATAAATTCGATATTATAATACACCTCGAAAAAAGCGGATTTTTTCAATAATTTTTGGGTTTTTAGAAGACGTTCAGATAAAACATAGGACATCGTATAAATAAAATAAATAAAATAAATATAATAAATTAACTATATCTGAAGAATAAAGAAATCCTACAAGGGGTCTCAGTAATATTAGTTACACGAACACGAAGATCAGAGAAACCAAAGTTAGGTAAAGTAGGTATTACTATTCCGCCACCTGAATTTACTGACAGAACGTGATGGGTGGGGTGGGCAAACCATTCATCAAACAGATTTACTTCTAATCTCAAGACAAGACCTTCCCCAATATATAATGGGTCGTCAGAACTAGTTGACATTGTTTTACCAAAGAACGAGATATAAGATATATGATTAAGTTTTAGACTCAGTAAGTCCGGATTGTCATATAAATAATATATATCCACGTATGGAGAAGGAATCGGGTAAACAATGGTCGGTCCCGGATCATATTGACCATTAGTGATTATAAAATCCCATCCAGGATAGGTGACTGTTCCATCAGACGCAAACCAAATTCGGACATATCGTGTGAGAATCGGATGATAATACTGACCGACCCATGGCAACCCAGCACCATTGGATGGAAATAACCAACCTCCAGTGCCATCACCTATAACCGTAGTTGTGCGCACGTTATTCCACCAAATGCTTGGATCAGTTGATGTTGATTGTATTAAATGTTGAGATAAAGTTGGAGCGACCACATTATTTAAATTGGTACTAGCTAATGATAAATCCGCTAATGTATTACTCGCAGTTATACCTAATCTATCCCACAAAGTGCCTAATGTGGGACCGGTGTGTTCTGTATAGAAGCTGAATGGAAATAAAAATATAGTATTACCGACTCCTGCATCAAAGGTAATATATCTAGACACCGATGACGAATAATTTCCGGATATTGCTTCTCCAGGCGATACACCTAGCTGATCATCGGTAAAGACGATATATTGACTGGTTAGGTCAATCGGAGTGGTGGCGACGTCATACGTAGAAGTTAACGCGATTGAGTTGCTGGGTATCCCTGTCTGGGAGTTTACGACTGTCGTAGATACAAATGGAGCATCCACATCGACGGCGTTCATAACCGTCCCAACTGATGAGGTTTTTTCTAATTTATTAGTCTTCCTTAATCTTTCAAGCAATTTCCTCGAAGTCATATACTATATTAGAAGTAAATATATTTCTAAATTAAACCAGAGGAGAGTATTATTTAAATATATCTACAAAATAAATCAATTCGAGCAAGCGATGTAGTACTCACATTATAAAGTATAAACCGGATATCCGAAAAACCAAAATTAGGGCTATTTGGGATTACAAATCCCCCAGAGTCATCCGTAACTATAATAGGATATGTTGGGTGAGGCATCCAATCTGTGTTTGTATTACTTATTTGCACGATAATAAAAATACTATTACTAATGAATATTGAATCTTTAGGATCGGACAAAGAGGCTGACATGGTTTTACCAAAGAACCACAAGTTAGAGATATTTGATATATTAACTGTGGCCCCATTCGTATCCACAATACTTGTATATGCAGAGAGGTTTAACGGTAAAATAACGTATGCGTCAAAAATAATACCCACCGAAGATTTACTCCATAATTTATTATATTCTGGTAACCTTTCGAGTAATTTCCTTGAAGCCATATACTATAAATAATATATATTTTATATATTTTAAATACCTGCATAGCAACTATTTACTTCCTCATGAAATACCTAAGTGTAAGTACAACATCTACTGCCCCTTCATTTAAAATCCTTAATTGTAGTAATGGGTAAAAAATTTCGATGGGGTCCATATATAAATACCTACCTACAAATATTCCTTCTGCTATTGGACCTACCAGGTCCCCAAAAAAGGTGTTTTCGTGGGGCCATATTTGTACTCTAAGAACATTAGTAGTATCTAAGAGGAACGTCTCAGCTATTTTAATTGAACCAATGAGAGTAAATCTTCTATAACTTGCTGAAGTTATAGAGGTAGCAAGGAACCCATAGGTGTTCTGGTACGGGTCGAAGGCGTCATAATCTACTACTCCGGTAGGCGCAGTACGAGCATCCCAAGGAGTACCAGATGTAGTATCATCCTCAGGTAGGTTTATAACTTCTAATTTCCCTTCAGTATTACATTTAGTTACCCGACAATCAGTTCCATCAGATGCAAATCCTGCACTTCTAGTAAAATTTGACGTTATTGCGAATACTGAATCGACAGAACCAGTCGCAACCGAATCAAGTATTTTTAATTTACCAGCATTATCCGTTTCAATAATTCTTAATACTCCAGATGGATCTCGTCCATAAATAGCACGCTGCTCAGCGGCTGTCAAAGTTTCATCATCCCCTGTAACAATAGATGGGAAATTAGAGACCTCTACCTCACCGCTAGTAATAACCACAGCCCCAGTATTACAAGCAGTTATTTTACCATTAACATTTTCAAGTCCTTGTGTATTAGCAGCTATAACGTCAATCACAGCATTATCAGTAGCAGATAAAGCAACACTACCAATAGCAGCAGAACCAGCAGCAAGAACCACAGCCCCAG